GCGGAAGATCAACCCCACGTCGCTGACGCGCCGGCAGGCGGCGGAGCTGCTCGGCCTGCCGATCGAGACGATCGACGCCCACCTGGCCGACGGCGCCCCGACGCTGCCGCGCAGGCGGATTCACCTGGTGCACTACGCCGCCTGGCTCGCCCGGCGCGCCGGCGAGCGGAAGGCCGCCGCCCCGTAGACCGCAAACAAACGTGGGGGCCGCGCGCGCGGCAACGCGCCGGCCCCCTGGGCAAGCACTTCGACGGAGTGCCCGCCATGGGAAAACCTCCGATACGACCGCCCGCCGGGGCCAACTCGGCCGCAGAAAAACTGCGGGCGCGCGTGACGATCGAGGAGGCCATGGACCTGCTGCACCTGACCCGCTCGGAGCTGCTGCGCCTGGTCAACGGCACGCCGGCCGGCGCGGTGCTGACGCGATCGCGGCTGCGCGGCCAGATCGACGCCGGCGGCGCGGCGTTCCTCGACGACGCCGGCCGCGTCCACTTCGTCCGCTACGTCCGCTGGCTCGCCCGCCAGGCGGACCTGCCGGCCGCCGAGGCGGCCGACTACCTCGAGCAGAAGCGCCGCCAGGCCGCGCGCAACCGGGCCGCGACGAAAGCCGCGCAGGACATCGCGCCGATCCCCGACGTGGCCGACTGGCCGCGGCGCGAGCGGGCCTTGGCCAGCCCGCGCGTCTTCTGCGAGACGTACGCGCCGAGGGCCTTCCGCTGGCCGTGGTCCGACGCGCACCTGCGGGCGCTGGAGATCCTCGAGGACGTCGCCCGCAACGGCGGGCTCTTCGCGTACCTGATGTTCCGCGGCGGCGGCAAGACGACGCTCGCGCGGTGGGTGACGTGGTGGATCCTCCTGGCCAACCTCGCCCGGTCGATCGTCGGGATCAGCGGCTCGGAGGAGAAGGCGAAGAAACAGTTGCTCAAGCCGGTCAAGGTCGCCGTCCTGGAAAACCGCCTGCTGCTGGCCGACTTCCCCGAGGCGGTCTACCCGCTCTGGTGCCTCGAGAACTCCTCGAAGCGCCAGCAGCAGCAGCACTGCAACAATCACCTGACCCACGTCACGTGGGAGCCGGCGCGGATCGACTTCCCGTGGCTGTCAGACGAGGACCTCCCCGCCTCGTTCGCCGCCCGCGGCGCCGAGCCGGCCGCCCGCGGGGCCGTCTACGCCGTCGCCGGCCTCGACGGCGAGATCCGCGGCGAGCAGAAGGAACTGCCCGACGGGACGGTCCTCCGCCCGACGCTGGCGCTGCTGGACGACCCGCAAACGCGGCGGTCCGCGCGCTCGTCGACGATGACCGACCACCGCCTCGAGCTCGTCGAATCCGACGTCCGCTACCTCGCCGGGCCGGACCAGACGATCAGCTGCGTGGCGATGTGCACCAAGATCGTCGCGAACGACCTGTCCAGCCGCCTGGCCGACCCGGACAAGTGCCCGGACTGGGAGAGCCAGACGACGAAGTTCCTGACGCGCTTCCCCGACAACCTCCGCCTGTGGGACGAATACTGGCAGCTCCGGCGGGGCCGCGGCGCCGTCGGCCGGCGCGAGTCCAACGCTTTCTACAAGCGCCACCGGGCGGACATGGACGCCGGCGCGGCCGTCTCGTGGGAGCACGCCTACGACCGGCGGACGGAGCTGTCGGCCGTCCAGCACGCGATGAACCTCTGGTTGGCGCGGCCGACGAGCTTCTTCGCCGAACTCCAGAACGACCCGCAGAGCGAGCAGCTCCGCGACGACGTCCTGACGGCGGCGCAGGTCGCCGGGAAGACCACCGGCCGCCGCCGCGGCGTCGTGCCGGCCGCCTGCCCGTGCGTGACGGCGTTCATCGACGTCCACGACCGCCTGCTGTTCTGGGCGGCGGTCGCGTGGCAGCAGGACCTGACCGGCCACGTCGTCGACTACGGGGGCTTCCCCGAGCAGACGCGGCGGTGGTACACGCTGCGCCGCGCGAACCCCACGCTGACGCAGCGGTACCGCGGCCGCTCCGTCGAAGCGGCGATCACCGCGGGGCTGAGAGAGCTGGTCGCGGCCCTGCTGGCGCGCGAGTGGCCGCGGGCCGGCGGCGGCGTGATCCGCGTCGGCCGGCTGCTGGTGGACATGGGCTACAAGCCGGAGATCGTCGAGGCGGTCAAGCACGCCGTCGGCGGCGAGACGATGTGGCTGAGCAAGGGCGTCGGCCTGAAGGCGGCGCACAAGCCGATGAGCGAGTACCGGCGGCGGGCGGGCACGCGGCACGGCTGCCACTGGTACGTGCCGAACATTCGCGGCACCAGGGAGTTTCCGCACGTCGCGGTCGACGTGAACTACTGGAAGAGCTGGGTCCACGCCGCGCTGGCCGCGCCGGCCGGCGAGGCCGGCGGCCTCAGCCTCTTCGGCCGCAAGGCCGCCGAGCACGAGCTGCTCGCCGAGCACGTCGCCAACAGCGAGGCGTGGGTGGACGTAACCGCCCGCGGCCGGACGGTGCGGGAGTGGAGCCCGAAGCCCGGCAAGCCGGACAACCACTGGCTGGACTGCCTGGTCGGATGCGCCGCGGCCGCCTCGCAGCGCGGCTGCGCCGCGCCGGGGCAGCAGGCCGGGGCGCAGCGCGGGCGCCCCGCCGGCCTGGCGTGCCGCAACTGCGGCTGCCGGCACTGGCTGGTGGTCTACACGCGGCCGGGGCCGATGGGCTCGATCCGCCGGCGGCGCCAGTGCCGCCACTGCGGCCTGCGCGTCACGACGATCGAGCGGGAGGCCGAGGATGGCAACGCCGAAGCTTGACGGCCTGGGCAACCTGGCGGTGCGGCTGCTGTGGAGCTTGCCGATCGAGCCGAACGGCCTGAGCCTCCACGAACTCGCCGACGGGCTGCTCGGGCGGCGCGACCCGGCGGCGGTCGGCCGGATCGTCGACGCGTTGCACGAGGTCGAGGCCGCCGTCGGCGCCATCTCCATCCGCGTCGGCACCGACGACTTCGGCCGACACGACGTTAAGCTGTGCGGCATTCCGGCCGACCGCGCCGACGACGTCCGGGCGGCGTTCGCGGCCCGCGTCCGCTCTGAAACCCCGGGGGGTGTCCAGTGAAAAAACGCCCGGCGACGGTCTACCGGTAGACCCCGACGGTCTACCGGTAGACCCTCCGCCGTTTTTCGGCGGTCGGCGGTGGGCGGCGCGACGATAATACACGCGGACGAAAGCCGAGCCGGGGGGGCAGCTTCCGATCCGGCGGGCCGCGCGGCGCCGTGCCGCCTGCGCGGCCCGCACCCCTGTTTTGCCGGCCGACGGGGAAGGCCGGGGGAAAGCATGCCGTGAGCACCGACCTGAGCGACCAGATCGCCGACAACGCCGAGGGCGTCGCCGAGGCGACCATCGACGGCAACCGCGTCCGCCAGCACCCGCTGCGGGACCAGATCGCCGCCGACAAGCATCTCGCCACACAGCAGGCCGTACGGAACAATCGGACGTCGCTTGGCCTGCGGTTCGCGAAGATCGTGCCGCCGGGGGGCGCGTGATGGTCGCGTCGACGAAGGCCAACGCCCGGGCGCTCGCCCGGATGGCCGCCCGACGGACGGCGGCGCCGGCCGCCGCCGCGCGGATGGCCGCCGCACGCCGCATCGTTCGGGCCCGCTACGACGCGGCGCAGACCACCGACGACAACCGCCGCCACTGGGCGGCCGCCGACAACCTGTCGGCCGACGCGGCCGCCAGCCCGTCGGTCCGCCGCACGCTCCGCAACCGCGCCCGCTACGAGGTCGCGAACAACACCTACGCCCGCGGGATGGTCCTCACGCTGGCGAATGACCTGGTCGGCACCGGGCCGCGCCTGCAGATGCAGACCGACGACGCGGAGCTCAACGCCCTGGTCGAGCGGGAGTTTGCCCGCTGGGCCGACGCCGCCGGCCTGGCGGCGAAGCTGCGGACGATGAAGGCCGCCCGGACGCAGGACGGGGAGGCCTTCGCGCTGCTGCACACCAACGAGCGCCTCCCGGCGCCGGTGAAGCTGGACCTGCGGCTGATCGAGGCCGACCAGGTCGCCACGCCGAATAGGCCGCTCGTCCCGCAGCCGGGGGCCGTAGACGGCATCCGCTACGACGGCGACGGCAACCCGACCGAGTACCACGTCCTCCGCCGCCACCCCGGCGAGATGGCCGGCTGGACGCCGCAGGACGGCTTCGACCGGCTGCCGGCCGGCAGCGTGATCCACTGGTACCGCACCGACCGGCCCGGCCAGCGCCGCGGCCTGCCCGACATCATGCCCGCGCTGCCGCTGTACGCCCTGCTGCGCCGCTTCACGCTCGCGACGCTCCACGCCGCCGAGACGGCCGCCGAGCTGGCGATCGTGATGAAGACGATCGCCGGCGCGGAGATCGACGCGGCCGAGGTCGAGCCGTGGATCACGATGGAGTTCGAGCGGAACATGGGCGTCTTCGCGCCGGAGGGCTGGGAGCCGAGCCAGCTCCGCGCCGAGCACCCCTCGACGACCTACGGCGACTTCAAGCGCGAGATCATCAGCGAGATCGCCCGCTGCCTGAACCTGCCGTACGCGGTGGCCGCCGGCGACTCGAGCCGCCACAGCTACGCCTCCGGCCGGCTGGACCACCAGACCTACTTCAAGTCGCTCCGCGTCGAGCGCCATGACCTGGAGCTGGTCGCCCTGGAGCCGTTCTTCCAGGCCTGGCTCCGCGAGGCGCTGTGGGTCCGGGAGTACCGGGTCTTCGGCGAGATGGCCCGCGACGACTGGCGGCACGCGTGGTTCTGGGACGGCCGCGAGCACGTCGACCCCGCGAAGGAGGCGAGGGCCCAGGCGATCAAGCTGGCGACCGGCGGCACGACGCTGGCGATCGAGTACGCCAGGCAGGGGCTGGACTGGGAAGAGCAGATCAAGCAGCGCGGCCGCGAGCTGGCGCTGATGCGCGAGAAGGGCGTCGAGACGCCCGCCGCCGTCGGCGCCGAGGCGGTCTTGGCCGTCTCGATGGCCGACGAACCCGAGGCGGCCCCCGCGGCCGCCGCGAGCAACTGACGGGGAAACACCGATGGCGAAGCGCACGGCCGACAAGACGAAGACGA